CCGATAGTAAGGAGGTCGAGATCCGGAATGGATAACCCGACCTCCAAGCACCGAAGGAGGAACAGTGCTGTCGTTATTTCCCGGTTACTTTTTTGAGGTTTTTTTTAGCTTCGACATCTGTGATGAGGTTGGTACCCCAGAGCTCTAAGATCTCCGGCAGCACCTCATAAATTGAAAACATGTCGAACTGCTCAAGCCACTCGTCGATGGTCTTCGGAATGGACGGGTCAGCATGAAATGCCATGATATAAGCAACGTTTTCGAAAATCTCCAGATCCTCGATCTCCATCGCGGAGGCTTCCTCGCTGCCTTTATCCTTATATGCCTTCTCCAGTTTTGATAGGTCTTTAAAAATATCTCTGCCAAACTTCGCCCGGTACAGCCTCGGCACGGAGGCCGAAGACCGGAAGTTTACTTCTTTCCCGCAGATATTGACTGTCTTCTGAAGCATATGCTACCTCCTATCAGGAACCACTCATTCCGCTGCCACCAGAAAGTGCAGGCGAGGGAACATAGACATTCTTGTACCAGTTGTTATAAGTGGCCGTGCTGGTATCATCACCGGTGCGGGATTTCACAAGGCCATCCTCTCTCGGGTCCGCAGTCAGGGCCAGCGTTTCCGTTCCCGGCTCAATGCTGGACTCCTTGGTCTGGGATTCGATCGACGGACGGGAGGCCGTGCAGTTATACAGCACGTGACGGATCGCATTGATGTCCCCGTCAAACTCAAATAGCAGCGCAAAATACACCGACTCCGTGACATCCGAACGCTCGATCAGGACACCGTTTGCATCCTTCTCCTCCTGCAGGATCTCCGTGCGGAACCACTCCGGCACCAGCGCAATCTCCAGGTCACCGGAATATCCGTTGTTCGCTGTGCTTCTGAAATACACGATGCCGTCTGCATAGAACGGAGAAGAATCTCCCTCTGCATCGAGTGAAAGGCTCACCGCACCCGGGATCGCCACCGGCGTCGCATACGTAAAGGTACCGTCATCGCCTTTGGTCAGCACCGCTGCGTGTACATTTTTGAGGTTGTACTTCACCTTGTTTTTCTTATTCGCCATAGCTTACCTTCCTTTCAAAGGAATACAGGACTTCGTAGAGCTTTTCGCTCTCGATCCAAACTTCTGATTTCTCATAAAAGATTTCATGCTCATCAAGCACATCCTCCACCAATCCCTCCGTCTCCGGATTTTTCTCATCGGTATAGAGCTCGAAGTGCACTTCATCAATTTTCAAATAGGTCTTCCCATCGGCAGCAAAATTATCGCTACCAGGGATTAAAAACGTAATAAACGGAGGAGAAGGCGACTCACCCTCTGCAAAATGGTCGTAAGCAAAAGGAAGCCCGATCTCTTCCATCAGTTGCATCAAGTCATCCATCTTTCAGACCCCTTTCGATCTCTTGCATCAGTTCTTCCTCTCCTACTTCCTCTGCCGGTGCAATATGGGGAATGGCCTTCACGCGGCCACCGTTTCTTTTTGCATGCCCGTGTTCCAGAAGATGTGCCAGCATGTATTTTGTTGGAGAGTAGACTGTCACTTGAAGTGATGTGGATGTCTCCTTTGTTTTCTTTGTGCGCCAGCTCTTTGCATACTTTCCAGTTCGTTTCGGAGCATTCTCTTCGATTCCCTTTTTCACCGTATTGCCGGCTTTCGTAATGGCCTGCTTAACAACGTCCGTTGAGAGCTTTGCATACTCTTCCAGCTGCTCGTTCACGGCATCTACCAGTTGATCAATCTGTATCTTATTTCCCATGTACTCACCTCTCTGATAGTTCAACATGGAATTTCCGACTGTTATGCTTAAAGCCCATGTCATCGATGGAAAGAATGTCATAGATCCGATTGTCCAGCAGAATGCGATATTCTTTAGACTTCACCACTGCAATCTCTGAGGAATAACGCACTGTGATATCAATCCGATCAGACTCCACCGTATGACCGGCAGACTCTTCTTCTCTGGAAGAAAGGCCACTGGTAATAGCTGTCGCCCAGCAATGGAAATAATCGACCCACGCAGATTTATGGTTTCCGTACCTATCTACAACGGTTTCATTTCGCTGAATGATGATCCGTACACGCATGCTGGATATTCTCATCAGAAAGCCTCCTTCCGCACACCGAATAACATGGCCCGGAGCGTGAGCGTTAATGCGTGGTGATCTGCCTCCTCTCGGTGCTCATATAGATATCCAACGGAATAAAGCACAGCAATCCTGGCTTCTTTGTAATCCTGTTCAAAAACCGTCTCGTCATCGATACGGACAATATCCATACAGAGCTTCTGTGCAAATCCAATGATGTTTGTTATGAGGCTGTCCTCATCAGCAGTGTCTACGCGCAAGTACTGCTTTGCCTCTTCCAAAGTCACCAGCATGTGTATCACCTCTTTCCATAAAAGCGGCGCTGCCAGTTATGACAGCACCGCTCGTTTCACTTATCAGGAACCGCTTGCGGCAGTACCTTTCTGCTGGAGAACCTTGATCGCCTCTGCCAGGACCGTCTTACCGTCCAGCCGCTTAGAAGCAAGGAAACCAACCTGACCGTTTCCTGCATAAAGTTCGTTCAGGCGCTTGAACGTGATGCCCTGACGATCGCCGATCCAGTAATAGCTCAGGTCACCGAAGATGACCGACTTTGCACCAGCAGCTGCTTCCGGCATATAGGCGGAAGTAAAATAAGGTCTGCCGAGGATCGTGGGAACGTCTCCATCACGCAGGGCCGGCTGCCACAGGTACTGATCGTTTTTGTCTTTCAGTTTGCGAATAATTTTGATGGTGGAATCGTTCAGTACCCAAACAGCATTCTTGCGATATGGAGCCTTGAGACTGAAGTACAGATCAATCAGTTCATCCGCTGTGATTGCTGTCGCAGAAGCAGCAGTTACACCTACTTCTCCACCACCTGTAGCATTCAGGATACCAGTGGGCTTGGAGGTGCCGTTACCAATCAGGAATGCCTCTTCCTCCTTGTCACCGATACGACGCGCAAACTCAGAAGCAATGTATCCTTCCAGATCAAATGCAGAGTCGTTCAGGAGTTCTTCGGAAACCTTGATAATGGTACCAACCTTATGAGCATCCAGCTGCACCTGACCGAAAACATCATCGCTCTCGGTATAGGCGCCTTCCTCATCAATCCAGGAAGCGGAACCATGAGATGCCACTACAGGGATCTTATGAAGTCCGCTGGAAGTGGTAATCACGTGAGCTTTCGCACGGATAACTGTACTCTCATTCAGGCCCTGGACCAGTGTACGTTCAAACTCGTCCGGAACCAGGTAGCCACCTTCTGAATCAACACCTTCCTGCAGTGCATTCTTCATTTCCGGAGTCAGAGAATCCTTGCGACGAGTTACATTCCAGAAGGCCTGATTGTAGGTATCAGAAGCTCTCCCCGTCTTCTTATCCATCTTAGCGGGAGAATCCGGCTTCTCCGTGATCGGGGTATTCACCGGACGGGAAAGCTCTGCATCCATTGTTTCCAGGCGCTCCATACGGCTGATTTCTTTGCCGAGATTCGTGATGTCATTTTCCATGCCAGTGTAAACAGCATCGTCCTCTGCAGAGAGGAAGCCGTCAGCATTGCGATTGGACTCCAGGAAAGCCTTAGCAGCAGCCAGTTTCTGAGCCCTTTTGTTTCTCAGTTCGATAATAGTCATGATAAAAATCCTCCTCATTAATTGTTCAAAAGTGAAAGCCGTTCCATCAGTTCATCGACGGAGCGGCCATGCTGCACCGGCTTTTCCTGCCGGTTCTTTGCTGTGATCTTGTTTACCAGGGCCATTTCCACAGCCCTGTCGGAGAATTCAAAGGCAGGCATTTCTGCGGTGACTTTCTCCTCATTCATCATGGTGTCTGCAAACCCGAGCTCGATGGCACGTTTTGCATTCATCCAAGTTTCGGAATCCATCAGGTGTGAGATCCTTGCACGGGAAAGGCCAGTCTTGATCTCGTAAGCATTGATAATGCTTTCCTTGACCTCCTCCAGCATTTCGATGGCTTTTTCCATCTCCTCACGGCTGCCAAATGCTGCCGTCATAGGATTGTGGATCATCATGAGACTCGTAGGAGCCATAACGACTTCTGTTCCAGCCATAGCGATGACGGACGCTGCAGATGCTGCTATACCATCGATCTTTACCGTGACATTCCCGTGGTAGTCCATGAGCATCGTATAGATTTGACTTGCTGCAATGCAGTCTCCACCAGGGCTATTCAAATAGATGACCACATCGCCGTCACCGGCAAACAGCTCATCTTTGAACATCTGCGGTGTGACATCATCGTCAAACCAGCTCTCCGATGCGATTGTTCCATAAAGCTCAAGAATCCTTGGTCCCACTCCCCCGGCGTCGTCCGCCTGATTTTTCCAGTTCCAGAACTTCTTCTGTTTGTTCATCGGGGTTTCCTTCCTCCTTTCCCGTGTTGATTTCTGCAAAAGCTCCCGCATTCATTAAGGGGAGCATGTTGCCGTTGATAAGATACAGGTCGCCACCTTCTTCTTCCGGAATACGATCAAGGTTTTCGAGTTCCCTGATGTCATTGGCGCTCATCCAACCATTCTGTCTTGCAGTGGCATACCCGTTCATGCGGCTCTGGTAATCGCCGCGCAGCAAACCTTCTACATTGAATTTGAAGAAGTACTGCTTTTTCTCTTCTGGCGTAAAAAGAGCCCGAGAGAGCGACTGCTCCCAGCGGACTACCCAAGGATCAAGTGTGTACTTTACAAATTCGAGACTCTGCTGCTCAATATTTGAAAAGCTCGACTTCTCCAAATCCCCGATCATGTGCGGAGGGATACGGAAAATACGAGCAATCTCATTGATTTGAAACTTCCTGGTTTCCAGAAACTGCGCTTGCTCCGGAGCGATGGAGATCGGCGTGTACTTCATGCCCTCCTCCAAAATCGCAACTTTCCCCGCATTCTGGCTTCCCGAGAAGCCTTTATTCCAACTCTCGCGCACCCGGTCCGGATCTTTCACCGTGCCGGGATATTCCAAAAGGCCACCCGGTGTCGCACCATTGGAAAAGAACTTAGCTCCATACTCCTCCGTTGCGATAGCCAGGCCGATCGCGTTCTTTGCCATAGCAATCGGGCTGTATCCAACCAGTCCATCAAAGCCAAGACCTGGAATATGCAGTACATCGGAAGGTTTCAGAATCACTGTGCCGTTTTCCATTGTCGGCGCATCGGAACTCGCCATCTGGTAGCTGTAGAAAAGCTGCCCGGAAGAATCCCGATCGACCGTCATGCGGTTGGGCATCAACGGATATAACGCTACAATCTCTCCTTTACCATTCCGAATGATCTGCGCGTAGGCATTCCCCCACAGGAGCAGATGCGTCATGAGCGTTTCCCGGAAAACAAAGGAACTCATCTCTGGATTTGGCTCATCGTGCAGAAGCAGATACAATGGATGCTGCAGCGCCTTCTCTTTCCCACCGTCTTCCTTATAGCAGTACAGATGAAGCGGTAATCCGGCAATCGCCTCCGCAAGTATACGAACACAGGAATAGACCGCTGTCATCTGCATGGCAGAGCGCTCTGTAACTGCTTTTCCGGCAGTACTCCCACCCAGGAAGAAACGGTAGCTGCTTCCGTTTGTTGCATTCACCGGCTTATCCCGCGAGCGAAATAAGCTACTTAGAATCCCCATATCAATCACTTTCCTTTCAGATAAACAAAATGCCCCTGTCGTCATAGACAGAAGCACTTGAAACATTGCCGCATCGGATTGCCCGATCAAGGGCCATGATTGTAGCAACCGCACCATCGATTTTTTCTGTACTCTTTGCTTTATCTGCCTTAATGTTCCCGGCTGGGTCCTGACGAATATAGATGTTATCCATCATCCATCTAAGGACCGGGTGTCCTCCGTGAGCGATCCTTTCTTCCAGGGTGAGCTTCATCATCTCTTTTGTCGGTGGACTCATATCTTTAAAACCCTGGCCAAAAGGAACTACCGTAAAGCCCATACCTTCAAGATTCTGTACCATCTGGACTGCACCCCAGCGGTCAAAGGCGATCTCTCGGATATTAAAGCGTTCACCAAGACTCTCGATAAACTTCTCAATATAGCCATAATGAACGACATTGCCTTCGGTAGTCATGAGATATCCCTGACGCTCCCAGACGTCATAAGGAACGTGATCCCGCTTTACACGAAGATCCATCATCTCTTCCGGTATCCAAAAATAGGGAAGAATGCTGTATTTATCGCTCTCATCCACTGGTGGAAACACAATCACAAAAGCTGTGATATCCGTCGTGGAGGAAAGATCCAGACCTCCATAGCATACACGACCTTCCAGATCATCCTCCGAAACTGGATATGCGCAGGCATCCCATTTCTCCATCGGCATCCAACGGACAGATTGCTTTACCCATTGATTGAGACGGAGCTGACGGAAGGCATTCTCTTCACCAGGGTTTTGCTGCGCTGATTCACAAGCAGCTTTTACTTTGTCGATCCCGACCGTAATCCCCAAGGATGGATTTGCTTTCTTCCAGACTTTTGGATCCGTCCAGTCTTCATTTTCGTCTGCTCCATAGATCACCGAATAAAAGGTCGGATCAATCTTCCGGCCTTCTGCGATATCAATCGCTTTCTGATGGACTTCATAGCAGATGGAGTTTGTATCGTTTCCTGCCGTAGTAATCAGAAAGTATAACGGCTGCATACGGGCATCGCCTGATCCCTGCAGCATCACATCAAATAATTTTCTGTTTGGCTGTGTATGCAGCTCATCGAAAATCACGCCATGTGTATTAAAGCCGTGCTTGTTCGCCACATCTGCGGAAAGAACCTGGTAGGAACTGTTCGTCGGTTTGAAGACCAGCTTTTTCTGTGACTCCAGGATTTTTACTCTCTTTGAGAGCGCAGGTGAAAAGCGCACCATGTCAACAGCTACATCAAATACAATCTTTGCCTGATTACGATCCGCGGCGCATCCATAGACTTCTGCCCGTTCCTCGCCATCCCCGCATAAAAGAAGAAGCGCAACTGCCGCAGCAAGTTCTGACTTTCCTTGCTTTTTCGGAATCTCTATATAAGCCGTATTGAACTGCCGGTAACCGTTCTCCTTGAGAACACCAAATAAATCTCGAATGATTTGCTCTTGCCAATCTATCAGCTCAAACTTCTGCCCAGCCCAGGTTCCCTTCGTATGACAAAGCTGCTCGATAAAAGCAACTGCGAAATCAGCTGCATACGCATCATAGTGGGACGTCTTTGCCATGAATCGCGTCGGCTTGTAATTCTTCAGTTTTCTCATCATCTGTGCCGTCACCTTCTTCCTCATCTTCTATTGGAAGCAACCAGGACGCATCCGGCACCATCGCGTCATATGGCAGCTCTTTCCTATCGATCAAAAATCTTCGTGCCACATGATCACCTCCAAAAAGGTATAAAAAATAGACCCTCGCGGATCTTCTGTGTTACGAGATACAGCCCCGTGAGGGCTGCTCCCGCCGATATTCGAATCGGTGTTTAGATCATGTCATCTTCCAAAAGCTCATCGAAAACCTGCTCCAGAAAGGCTTCAACCTCTTCCCAGGTATCGAACGTCCCTCGCGGTGCCCCAAAAGGTGCCGCGTGGCTTCCGTCGCCATGCTCGGTGAGGTAAAGGCTCTCGTCGGTCATCACCAGCTTTCCCTTATATTCGAAAAGGTAAGCAGCTCCAGAAAAGTAAGTCCAGCAGGCTTTGGCTTTACCGGAAAAGTCATCCGGCAGGCCGTATTCGATGGCGGTGGCTGTGCTCTCCGGGTCGTTTTTGTCAATGGGCTCAAGGTCTGTGTAAATGCGTGCGTCTCTTCTTGCGAATTTCATTCTGCCGCCTCCTTACTGCTGCATCGCCCAAGCGATCGCGTGGCCGTCGTCTTCAAAGGCGACCTCGCTGGCGGCTGCAAGCCCGATGGTCCCTTCGCAGGAAAGGTCGTCATCCAGGTGTTCGTAAACCGCTCCAAAGTAGCAGGGTTTGTTTTTCCCGTTGTAGTAGTATCCGGCAAGGAGTACCTTGTCTCCAAAGTTCAGGACCTTGCTCCAGCGGCATTCGAGGTCTTCCGGGGTGGTGGGGTTCGGCAGTCTGTAGGTTCTCGTTGCTTCGTTAATCGTCATGGTCTTTTCCTCCGTTTTTTGAGTTTTCCTTTCGGTACTGTATTAATCACTCAAAACGGAATATATAGCAAGTTAATCCTCGGAATAATGTACACAAATATTGGGGGCAGAAACTGTGCATGAGTGTACGAGCAAAAGGCCCTATCTGGGGCCTCCTGCTGGGGTGCCTGCCTTAGTCATTCAGCAAATACCGGTAGGTTCCTTTCGGATTCTGCGTGGTCTGCTCATCGTCCAGAAGCCGAAGGGTGGCGTCAAACCGGCGCTTCAGTTCCTGCTTGATCAGACGCTGCGTCCGTCTCCGGTCTTCCTGGTTGATCCGCTTTGCCTCCCAGGCGTAAGCCTCGATCAGCTCCTCCGTGGTCCAAAGTCTGTAATCGCAAATCCCCTCAGCTCTTGCTCTGCTTGCCATGTGCCCGTCCTCCTTATTCAAATGGTAAAGGCTCGTCGTCCAATTCGCTGCCTGTGTACTCCCGCGCCATCCGCTCAAGGTCTTCTTCGTCAGGCTGCGGTTCCCAGAAGCGGCTCGGCAGGTCGTGCTTCTCTCTCATCAGCTCTTTTCTCTGCTCGGTTCCTGCTCCGCAGCCCTTCGCTCTTTCGACCTCGACAAGCCACTGTGCTTCCGGGTGGTGCTCTCCGGTTGCCTTCTCAAGAATGCTGCTTTCTTCGTCAATGTAGCAAAGGTGTTTTCCAACCTTGATCAGCTTGACCTCTTCGAAGCCTGGAAGGTTTGTATGGTAGACTCTTCCGATCCGGCTCTCGCCGTCGTAGCTCTTGCCGTCCCAGCCGTTAAAGGTGAAGCGGATGCTCTCACGGGTCTTCGTGAAGTGTGCTTTGAAATCCTCGCGGGTGATCATCGTGTTGTACTCGTGCAACTCCAGCAGGTCTCTCATCCTGTATGCGTTCGTCATGGTCTTGCCCTCCGTTTTTCGTTTTCCTTTCGGTAGTGTATTAATCACTCTAAACGGGATATATAGCAAGTTGATCCTGCGAATAATGTGCACAAAAATCGGAGGCCCAAATTGTGTACATTAGAAATGACCAACAGAGCCCGTAGGCTCCGTGGTTGGCCGGACAAATGCCGGTGTTTAGTTCAGGCTGAAGCGAATACCCATCACTTCGTAGGGTTCTTCGTCGCCCCAGCGGGTTTCCTGCCGAGTGATAGTGCAAAGGCCCTGCATCGTGCATCCTGCCGCTGCAAACTGGTGGAGGTTTTCCATCACCGCTGTGCTCTGGTTGGTGTAGACGAAGGTCTCGATCCCGGCCTTCCGGAGGGTCTCGATAAAGTCTGCGACCTCCTTCTCCCAAAGGAAATCGTCCATCTCCAGCTCGTTCTCCTTGCGGGAAAGGCTCTGGGCCCAAGCGCGATATGCTTTGCTGACCCCGGACTCGAAGGGGAACTTAGCGGCAGCATCTTCCGCGTACCAGGCCCCCAGTTCCTCGCTATCCCAGCCGTAAGTATCGATGATTGGCTGTTTGCGGGCTTGCCGTTCTGCTCTCGCGGCCTCCCAATCGTGACCGATCTTCTTCAGGTTTTCGAAGTAAGTATTGTTTGCGTTCATCATGGCTTGTACCTCCGTATGTGTGATTTCCTTGCGGTAGTGTATTAATCACTCCACGGCGGTGATATAGCAAGTTAATTCAGATCATAATGTGCACAACATTTTCGGCAGAAACTGTGCATTTTATTCCTCGCCAGTCATAATGAATTTCACGTACTCCTTCCGGTGATCCTCCAAATAAAGAACCAAATCGTAAAACTCTCGCTCGTAGGCAAGACGCTGAACCACAAGGATATCAAACATGTTCGTGAGTCCCGTGTCCCGAATCGCCAGGATCTGTTCTCTTACCTGTTCACTCATCGCCTGCCACCACCTTACACCGGTCTTCTCCGTAGGCTAACGACAAGCCACTGCCGTTATCCCAATCAACCATGATGCTGCCGATGTCGTCCACCCCAATCACAGTGCCTCTGGTGCCGATTGGCGGCGCCTGGGGATCATCCATCTGCAGAAGCTCAACACGGCTCCCCGCAGGATAGGCATCTTTGATGTGCTGCACCATCTCCTTACTCGGAAATCTCATGGCTTGCACCTCCGTTCCTGAAAGCGGAAGATCCGGTCAGATTCTTAAGCAGGATCTTGCGGTCCATCTTGTACTCGGCTCCAATGAAGCCCAGGCGGAGAAGAAAACACCGGAAGGCGTATTTCTCATTTTCGACCTCCTTCTCGGTTGCCGTCACACGCTTGGCTTCCTTGCTCATCCGGCAAAGGGCTGCAATGAAATTCATGTAGGCTTTTGCGCTGTCCGGATCGATCTCAGAAAACCAAGGAAACGCAACCCGGTCCTCTTTCATCTCGATCCGGATGTCGTCTGTGCCCAAGGCCTTTTTTATGAGTTTTCCCTTCGCCTCCAGTAGCTTTGTCAGGTTTCCGACGTTCACTTTCTCAAAAGGAATCTCGATCGTAAGTTCCTCGGACTCTTCTTGCGCCTCTGCCGGCATCATATCGTAGCTTTCCGGTGTAAAGCCATCTTTCACAAGGCTCCGGATGATGTGGTCCAGGGCATCCGCATCCTCGCAGGAAACTGTGCCGTTCTTATCGATGGTGTACACTCCTGCTACATACTCGAAGGTCGGTGCCTTCTTATAAACTGCCTTTTCACCGGTGATATTCTCGATCGCCTCCACCAGGGCTTTGCGATCCGTTCCTGTTACGTTGTACTTTGCGTTCATAGCGCATACCTCCTTTTTTGGTATGTACATATATACTACGAAACTAACCCCAGCCTTTGAGGTACGTCTATATACGCTCTACAGGCAAAAACAGTCAAGAGATATTTTTAAAGACCATGTTTTACGAAAAATGGGTGCAAAA